GTTATCAGGAGCCTTGTCCATTATAACTGACCATCTCTTACTTGTATGCTGGCTGTTAGTGTACACTAGTCCGTGTGCTGTAGCAATAAAAGGACTTGCACAATCAAAACTAACTGTAAAGTTTTCATTAATGTGTTTACGTACTTGACGTTGAATACTAGTTAAGTAACAAGACCAATCAAGTTGTGCAGTACCTAAGAAGTGCATCCAGTCCTTGCCTTCTAACATACCATCAAATTTCATAGTCATTAACCTACGTAGTGTAATAGGCATCTTGCACATATTAGCGCCACCCATTGCCCAACCTTCACATGCTTTATCTCCCCAAACGTTTGGATCGGAGAACTCTTTAACGCCTTCGTACCACTTCTCAGCAGTATCCCAGTCTGATCCTTGTAAAACGTTTAAGAACTTTGTAGCACCAAGTCTACGTTCTAACCAATACTTGTTATTAAAACGTGTTTTGTCTAAGCAGTCTTGAAAGTCTTTAAGTCCTGTTTTAGGAGCATGAATATGATCACATGCCCAAGTCGGAACATCAAGTAGCATTGACCAATCTGCTGTAAGCTCTAGCCAATTAAGAATATCATCACGTGTTTTATTTGCGGCAGCGCCTTCAAAGTTTAACCAATCAAATTTAAGAACACCCTTACCAACCTGATATCCACCTGAGTCACCAAGTATCATAGTGTTGTTTCTATCACGTTCTTGAACCATAGCATCTTGTACCATAGTTTTTTCTAAGTTTAATTGTGCGTGACCTGCGGAGTACAATCCATATTTGTATGTAAAGTATCCTGCATCTGCATTAAGGAAGTTCATACCTTCAATACCACGATCAAATCCTTTAGGAATACGATCTTGTGGAACAAACTCTCCTTGCCTTTGTTTAGCAATATATGTGCTAAAGAAAGAACTAATTGCTGGTAGATACACAGCATAGTCCTTTTGTAATGGTGTTAAGTTGACTGGTTTCATAATATTATTTAGGCCGCCTGTGCTGGAATGATATATTTGTATGAAGCAAGTCCGCTGTCTAATTCAATCTGAATAGCACCTTCGTTGCTCAAGCTCATCTTAGTGTTGTTAACATCTGCAATTTTTAAGATTGCAAGTACACTTGCTACAGGCCATGTCCAACCTCTATCCAATGTACCTTCAACATCTTGTGCAAATACAAACTCACCACCATGTGATGATGCATCACCAAAGATAAACTTTAAGTTAGTACCGTCAGTCTTTGCTAAGAATGTAGGATGTTCGCTGTTAGCGCCTGCTTGGAAATTAAAACGCTGTACTGCTGGAAGTGACGGACTTACATGTACGTCCCAGTTAACACCTCTAAACTTAACAGTTTTCATCTTTTCATTGATATGTTCTGTAAGCATAAATTGATAACTGTTTTTAAAGTCAGCATCTTTGTTTACAAATTCTAATCCTGTAGGAATAGTTGCGCCATTACGTTCACCTGACTTTACAGTAATTACAGCATCTTTTTGATACTCACTACCGTCAAGTAAATATTTTAGTTTTTGCAACTGCGGCATACCAAATACACCAAGCATGTCTGGGTAAGGGTTATGTGTAGTTGCTTCCATGATGACTGATCTGTCATCTGCCATTGAAAACATAGTTGTTGCGCCTTCTTCGCCTGTAATTTTTACAGTTGTAAGAAAGCCCAAGTTTTGTGTATGTTCTACAATATCTTTTAGAATGTCTTTCATTATAGGGTTCTCCGTTTGTTAATATACATTATATTTAGGTTTTAGTTTAATTGCAAGAACTTTTTTCACCAATTTACTCAAAATCAAACAATTTGTTAAAGGTGTTATCATTTCTTGTAGAGCTGATATCCCACTCCAACACACCAATTAAGTTTCCTAGCTTTTCATCAATCACTGAATTTTCCATCTCAGCATCGTTGAAAGGCAGCTTTTTAAACCATTCTGGTAAACGTAATTCATCTACAGGATACGCAACACTTGTGAATCCCATAGGGTTGTCTTTAACTTTACAAACGATCACTTTCGCACCATCTGTAATAGTTACTGAATACTTGTCGTCTTCCATACGCTTCAGTGTATTCCAATTAATACTTGCTCGAACATGTCCAGGCATGTTCGCTTTGCCTTGTTTCTTTTCTTTATTACCGTATTCAGTAATTTTGTTTGCACGTTTAGGAGAACCTTTCTCCCAACCTGGCCTTGTTTTAAATTCAGTTCTAAATTCTGTAATGTAGTCTAGCACTTCTTGTTGCTCTTTGCCTGCTAGTACTTTTTCAAGTACTTGACTCAAGAAGTCCTGAATCACAACAGGAGTATCTGAACGTTTTAAGTCTAATCCCATTGCTTTAATTTTACCTGCTTTGCCGTCTACGTCTGTACGCTTACCTTCAACGTCATAGTAAAGAACTGCATATCTTTTCTTTGTAATGAATAGTCCTTTAGTTGCAACAATCTCTCTTGCTGCCGCAATAACATCTGACCTGCTTTTAGGACAATGGAAAGTGTCAACCATAAACTTAGGGAACGTTGTGTTTGCTTCATCACATATCTGATCATACAAAGCCATAACACTATCTTTATCCCAAGGAATGTTACCTTTGTTAATCTCATCTTTCAGTGTACTGTATGCACTAAAGTAAGAAGAATCAGTATCACCATATACAATTGCTTTACCTGTATGGCTGTATTCACCTGTAATAATTTCATTAACCTTTGCACTCATGTGCTTAACAATTTGTCTACCCGTAAGTGTAGTTGATTGTCCAATACGGTTATCAAAGAATCTACAGCCTGGATTTAAAATAGCACCGTACAAACTGTTAAGTAGAATCTTTTTAACAAGTTGTCTTTTTGCCCAATACTCTTCTTCAATAGGATTTTTTGCTTTGATTGCATCACGCATCTTTCCTTGCATTTCTTTACGTTCTTTATACCAACGCTTTAGTAGTCCAGGAATAACACCTTCTTTTTCGTATGTAAAGATTGTACCATTGGCACTTAGCATCCAAGGTTGGTTGCTTTCAAATATCAAATCATATACTTGTGCCGCACTAATTGTATCGCTGTTTTCACTGTCTTCCCAGTCAATAGTAATTTGTCTACCTACTTCACGTTCCATAACAGAGTCAAACTCAACAGAACCAAATTGTCCTTCCCAAGCATTTGCAAAACTTTTACCTTTTGCCATTTCGCCTTCGATACGTGCTTTTGTTCCGTCTTGTCTTAGTTGGCCTACGATTGTCTCAGGACCCATGTTTAATGCTCTAATAACAGACGGATATAGTGAATTCAAGTCAACACTACCGATCCATTCGTGAATACCTTTTTTAGGATAAGCAACATAAGCACCTGCGGCAGGCTCACTACCTGGCTCTCTGCGTACTCTATTAGGAACAATAAATCCACGTCTGTGTGCTTCATTAATAATACCTTGCTCTGTAACAGCAACAGCACCCATAGTAGTTTGAATAAGAACTGTGTTCTCATGTGCAACTGTATTAGCAAGATCAATAAATTTAAGTTTTTTATCTAGTTTGTCTAGTAGTGCAGTATCTTGAATGTTATATTCAATAAATGTTCTAAAGTCATTGTTATAAAGTGCATCAAGAGATCCTTCATATACTGTTTTAGTTTCGCCTATTTCTAGTTCACCAATAGCGTCAAGTCTGTATGTATGACGTTCTTCATAGTTGTATTTTCTATACAGTTCTAATGAGTCAACATGAACTCTACCAATTAAGTCGTAAGTAACAGATGTTTTACCAAACTTTTCGTACTCACGTTTTTTAGGATATTGATTCCAAAGACACAATCTCTTTGTATCTTCTTTGCTTAATGTTTTTGTAATTCTATTAACTGTGTACGGAATATCAAAGCCTTCGCTGTTCCAACCACTTAGCACATCTGCATCTTGTATAAGATCTAAAAATGCATCAAGCATTTGGCTTTCTTTTTCAAACAGCATAACATTATCAATACCTTCAATAGTTTTCTTTGCTTCTTCCATAGAAAGTGTTTTAGGTGGAATAGCAAAACATACCATTGTTTCCATCCATTGCAAATATACAGCAATAGAAGTAATAGGCATAAACGCATCTTCAGGTGATGCATACCCACGCTCAGGATCAAAGTCAACCTCAATATCAAAGAACGCTACGTTAAGTTTAGGTGCGTCTTGATTGAGATAGTTGTCCTCAAGCATTCTGTAAATAGGATTAATGTCGCTCTCATAAAGTTTTTTATTGCTGTGAATAGCAAGTTCTTTACGAAGTTCTTTGATGTTTTTACAAGTTACTCTTGATAGAGGTTTACCATAGATGGATTTGTATTTTCCTCTTTGGTCTTCGTAGTAAAAAATATGTCTTGGATTGTATTCTCGATAGTGGCGTTTGCCTTTTTCATCACGTTCAACAACGTTAATGGTGTCTTGCCCTCGGTCATAGAAAGCGTCTACGTAACTCATGTTTTCTCCTGTATGTCACTTTTGGCTGACAAGTACCTAATAAGCAGTTTATGGCCTGCGGTTACCTTCTTCATTAATACTTATCTTTCTCATTATAGTGAGTATAGCAAACCGGCTGCTCCAACTACACACAACACAAGGTTGGTTACAATTAGTGCAGGCTCGTTCCACATACAACTGACAATTAACCAAATGAAACTACCAATGACCAATATAACAGGCCCTGCAGGATAAAACCCTAAAGCATTAATTCCTGTACCAATTATAAGAATAACGGTAGCAGTCCATTTTAAGAATGTGTCTGAATTTAATATCATACATGTATTATATGATATTTGCGACTAGATGTCAAGTATTAAATAATATTAATTGCAATAAGATAGCCAAACACGTTAACACATGCAAAGTATCCTGTAAGTAGCATAACCCATGCAGCACCACGTCTTACTGAAGCATAGCACTGTGTTATACTACCTACAAAGAAAAATGGGTATATAAACGCCATGTTAGGATCTCTTGCATTTAGTGCCAATGATAAACTGGCTGTCACGGTAAAGATAAAACTAATTAGCTCAAAGCCAAATGCTGTTTTGTCAGACGTATAACTGTCTATCCAAAAGTTTCTAATCTTTTCCAATTACTCACCCCCGGTGTTACCAGCAGGTAGATTGTTAGTGATACCTAAGATTCCTTCGATGTCTTCCCACTCTTCTAAGTGTTTAGCCCAATCGTCTTTGTGTGCAATTTTAATTGCTTTGTTAATTACTGATGGTTTAATCTGTAGTTCTTCTGCTACTGCTTTCACAGTATCTTTAAGACCTTCATTAAGATCCTCTACTTCACGTAGAACATTTGATCCTTCTTTGATTAATCTCTCTAGTTTAGCCTTCTCTTCTGGCCCGTACATTTTTGACATAAATTATTCTCCTGGTTGAAGTACTATTATATAGTCATAAAAAAAGCCAGTCAAGTTAATAACTGGCTTTAGTTTAATTTTGGTTAATTCTTTTTACTTATTCTGCATTACAATCACAATGCTTACAAGTCGGTTTACAAGTACAGTCTGCTGCTTTTACATCTGCACCGCAGCAATCATCTGAACACATCTTGCCTTCACTTAGTCCTTTTTTTTTGACTCAGTAAGTCCGTCTTCGTCCATAACGTCATACATTTCAAAACGTCCACCGTTACGCTCGTAAATCAATCCTGCAAAAATTTCTGCTTTGTTTGACTCTTCAACTTTTGAAGTAGCAACTCTTTGAGCCCAGTTCCAAAGTGTTTCGTCAACTGGATCAATTTGCTGTTGTCCACCGCTTTCTTTTACAAGTTTTAGCATTTCAACAAATGACATGTTTGAAGGATCTTTAATAACTTCAACTGACTCGTTAACTGACTCGTTAGTTTTCTTTGCTTTAACTTCAGACATACATGCTTCGCACATCTCTTTTAATTTCTTTTGATCACAGTTTGGATACTTCTTGCAAATTTCATTTACTTTCATACCTTTACTGCACATCATTAAAATGTCTTTCTTCTTAGGCATTTTTTCTGCTGTAATTACTTCTGCAGCTTCTTCAACTGATTCTTTCTTTTTGCCAAAGAATTTCTTTTGCTTATCTGACATTTCTTTTTTGCCTGACTTCTTGCCGCCTTTAGCATCTTTAGCAGCTTTCTTCATAGGCTCTTTCTTGTCACCGTCTTTGTCTAAGTCTAAAAAGTCTGGCTTACCTGCTTCAGCAACCATATCATCAAACTTAGCTCTAAATGACTCTTCTTTCTTTTTAGATGCTTGGAACTCTTTTGATGCATCAACGTACTCGTTGCCTTTTAAACTTTCAACATCTTTGTTGTGAGTTTTCTTTAACCAACGTGCAAATTCTGTATCTTTGTCTTTTTCGGATAGCTCTTCGTTTACAGTTTTTTCTACTTCAGATTCTTTAACTTCTTTGGACTTAGAATCTTTTTCAACTTTTGCATCTTCTTTGGCTTTTTTCTTTTTAGGTTTAGCAGCACCGTGTTCTTCTAGTGTAACAATTTCCATATCTGCTGCTGGAACTTTTCTTTCTACACCGTGTTTAAATTGTACATCGTACCATTCAACATTACCGTTATCATCTGGAATAGCATGACTTTCGTAAACTGGTTTACCTTTACCATATATTGGATGGTTAACAGTTGTTGCACAGTCGTGGTCTTTTGAATGGCAAAGTTCTCTAACTTCGTCATCAGTGTAACCTTCAAATGTAACTACTTTTGGTTTATAATCAACACCTGCTACTCTTGCTATACTTTCTAGAGTACCGTCAAATGTATTTGAATTTTTTGATTCCTCTTTTGGAATTATGTTTAATATATTTCTAATGTCCATGATGCTATCCTTTTAAGAGCTCCCACTCTGATGTTAGTTTATCTCGAATACTTTCGCAAGTCCCAGCTTCGTATTCTCGTTCTCCTTTATTCATAGCATTATCTGCCTGAATCTCATACTCCATTTTTTCACGAACAGAGTTGATGTGATCGTTTGAAATAGTAATATAACTACTTATCCAACCGTCTAATTCGTCACCTTCTTCGATCATTTTATAGAGCGCAACGGCATTCTTAGCTATATTAGCTAATTCTGATTTTGCCATCTCGGCTTCGTGATCTGGATGGTTCTTTTCCATATTAATATTTATCTCTTTAGTGCGTTGCCGCCGCCAAAAATGTTTCCCTTCATATCTAGTGCATTTACTGCTGTACCGTTTTTCTTCTTCTTTTGCACTATCTTAGGTACTTTTGGAGCGGATGTGCCGCTTTTTCCTGGCGAACCTGTGTAACTTTTATTGCCAATAGAACCTTTACCAATAGCAAGTTGTGGACTTACAACAGTTGCTATATTGCCAGAAGCTGTAGCACCTGCTGTAGCAGATTCCATTTTCTTCTTGTTTTGTTCAATGGCATTGAATAATTCATTAAGTTTCATATTACTATTTACCCTTTTTTCGACCTGATTTCATATTAGCACACCAGTGGTACATTCTACCTTTTTCACCGCCTGCATTCTTTGCTTTTTTACGTAGTTCACTTACACTACCATTACAACTAGCACCGGACTTCTTTACACGTCCTGGTCTGCTCTTGCCTTTCTTTTTACCATCAGCAAAGTTTTCAACTACTGCATTTACAGTTAAAAACAATTTAGCAACCTTAACATCAGTTTCACCGAGCATTTGTAATGCAGCATATCTGTGATGTCCGTTGATAATTTTGTTATTACAGTCTACTATAATAGGTTTATAGTTTCCTTCAGTTAATGAATCAATCTGCTTTTTAAAGTTTTCAAATATAAATTGTTCTTGTACTGGAATAATATCACCAATTTCAATTGTTTCTACAGTATGTCTAATTTTATCTAAATGTTTATTTTTAATTTGGGGTAATTGTTCTCTTGTGTATTGTTCTTCTTTTGTTGCTTCAATTTTTGCAACTTCAAGTCCGAGATTATTAAACAAGTTTTTTAAGCCTGAAACACTTTTTAGTGCTTGTAGCATTAGTTGCTGTTCGTCTTCTGCACGTCTATCATAAAACTGTATAAACTTTTTAGCGTTCTCTGGAGTAATGTATACCATGCCGCCTGAACTTGCACCGCCTGTATCTTTATAACTTAATGGAAAAGGATTATTATCTTTTCTCATTGCTATGTTATTAATAACATCAATTTTAGGACGTTGCTGTTTTACAACAAGTTCTTGTACATTATCTTCTTT